ACCTCATACTGAGCGTCGAGGCCCTCGACGGGTTCATCGTCGAGCCGTGGGTACGCCACCAGTTTGCCGGTGGTGGTGTTGAGCAAAATAAAATTTGGGGCCATCTAGCCGGTCCTCCGCACTGTGAGATACAACTGGGCCAACCTGCAGCCACCACCAGCCTGCGTGATGTCAAACCGCAGAATATCGCCCGCCGCTGCAGTCGTGATTGACAGCGTGCCGCCGCTGCCCTCGATGCTGCCGATCGCAATTTGCGGGAGGGTGCTGTAGATCGAGGTGGCGTTCAGCCTGGCATTAACGATAAACGTAGACCCTGATGCAGCAGTTTCCGCGCTCAGTGCTGACGCCAGGATTTGTGCAGGCCAGAGAAACTTAAACCGCTCAACTAAGGTTGCTGCGGTTGGGTCGGCCTGGGTGCCGCTGAGTTCTACCACGATTAAGTCAGAATCTCGCTGGTGAACGTGATCCTCCCTGGCATAGTCCGTGCTGGTGCCGATCGCTGCAGTAGCAGCCAGTGCTGCTGGCGCAGCATCGGCGGGAGATGGGGCAAGCCCTGCCGCCCCCGCAGGACCCTGGGGGCCTGTCGCGCCGGTGGCACCCGTCGCACCCGTCGCACCCGTCGCACCCGTTGGCCCCTGCGGGCCTGCTGGGCCCTGAGGCCCGGTCACCCCTTGAGGCCCCTGCGGGCCAACCAAAGACGCCAGCCATTGTGCTTCGGTCCCTGAAAAACCGCCAGCCACGGCCGCCTGGTAGGCGCTACTGCCCGTTGCGCCGGTAGGCCCCGTCGCCCCCTGGGGCCCAGTAGGCCCAGTTGGGCCAGGGACCGTTGACGCAGCCCCCGCCGGCCCCTGAGGCCCAGCGGGTCCAGCCGGCCCGGTTGGGCCCGGAGCCGTCGATGCAGCGCCCGTCGCGCCCGTGGCCCCCGTCGCCCCCTGCGGCCCAGCTGGACCTTGCGCGCCCTGGGGCCCTGTCGCCCCCGTAGCCCCGGTGGCGCCCGGTGGCCCTTGGGGCCCTGGTGGCCCTTGGGGTCCTGGCGGCCCAGCGTCCCCGGTCCCTCCCGTTCCCCCCGTGCCCCCCGGCGACGCCCCCCTACTCCCACCAAAACCAATCGCCCCATCCCCCAGTCCGCTGCCGCGGCGTCCCCCCACCCCCAGGCGCGGGCGGAATGTGGCCCATGAATCGCCACCGGTCAGGGCATTGGGCTGCGACTGCGCAGTGTCGACCCGCAGCAGGTTGGCCCATGCCTTGTCCTCATCGGCCTGCGTGAGCTGGTAGGTGGTGGTGTTCCCAACCGACCTGTTGCTGAACACCCGCGCTGCACGGATGGTGGTCCAGCGGTTGTAGACCTCGGGGGATTCGTCCCACGACAGCAGGGTGACGACGTTGGCGTAGATCGCCGCCTCACCGATCGCGTAAGACCTGGTTTGCAGGTCGTAAACGCGAGTCCCGCGCAACTGGAAGCGCCCGTTCCATTCGACCCGGTTGGGCGCCCACTGCACGATGTTGGCCGGGACTGTCAGCTCCCCGGTATCCAGGTCCCGGTGGAAGGGCACATCGGTCTCCCGGTTCCAGCTCCACCCCTCCGTCTGGCCTTCCTTGTGAAATTCGAGCAGGGCACGCTCGGCATCCGCCGCCTCGCCTACCTGCTGCGTCTCCAGCGAATTGACCGGCGCTTCGCCGATCGTCGCCAGGCAGATATTGACCGCTTCCAGGAGCGTGGTCCGGCCGGGGCTCAGTTGCTGGGCCGCCTGCCCCATCGCTGCCGCTGCAAGGTTGCAGAGCAATCCTAGCGGCAGCCATGAAAAAACCCCCGGTTTGACGCGGGGCCTGCTCCCATGTGCTCCGGCTGCAGCTTAGGGGACGACGATGCACCCCGCGCATTCGGGGCTCAATTTGCCCATGCCGATGGCCATGGATGCCACCAACAGTTGGGACTGGTAGACCACGTTGTAGTCACCATTCGGTGCGGTCATCTGGAGCTTCGGCGCCCGCAGCTCCAATACGCCCATTGCATCCCCGTGGTAAATCAGGGCCCGGCACTTGGAGAGATCCTGGGCGTACTCGCTGTTGGCGTTGTCCTGGGCCTGCAGGGTGTAAGCCGGCTGCTCGATGAAGTTCGACCAGTAAACAGGCACCCCAGAGATCCGCCCAGCAAACACTTCCTGGACAGTGCCGTTGCTGCCGGTCCCGCCGTTGAAGTCGGCATTGATCAGCCGCTTCGAGTCCTGTAGCCAACCCAAGACATCGGGGGTAACGACGCAGCGCATGTTCCCGGTGGGGACGTCCTTCTTCTGCTTCAAGGTCACCATCTGTTTGATGGCGGCATAGAGCTCGTCACCCTTCGCCTCGTTGTTGGCAGCGGCAAACCCAGCGCTCAGGGTGATCTTGTCGCCAGTGCGGCCGGCGTTGATCGATTTGGCGAACGGCTCAGCGGTGGTGTTGGCAGCCGCAAACAGGATGCGGGCAACACGACGTTCCCGCTCGTCAGCCAGTGCCTCCCCCAACTGGTGCATGGTTTCCGCCCTGGTGGCCGGGTCCTCCTGCAGCTCGTCCAGGTCGTAGATCGCCTCATCGGCAATCATCAACCCATCGAGCCGGAGGATCCGGCTGTTGAAGTCGGACGGGGAGTTGCCGCCGCCGTCGATTGGGGTCCCAATGGTGTGGTAGCGGGCCTGACGGCGGGCGGTCATGTTGAACCGCTTGGTTCGACCACCCCTGATGGTCTTGGTCTTCACGGTGGAAGACAGGATTTTTTTCTTGTCGTAAGCAGTCAGCAGCTCGTCGCCGCCAAGATCCAGAAACAGGGCGGTGACATCGCCAGCGCCCCGGACCTGCCCAAGCCTGGACAGACCGAGTAAATCGGCAGACATTGCGATTGCGGAAATGAAGTTCTCTTGGGACCCATCGCCTTCCGCTAATCAAGTTGTCGGCCGCAGCCGGCTAGATAGCTACAAGGGTGGAGTAATCCACACAAACGTTACCACTTCTTGGCTCTCTTCGTTCTGGCGAACTTGGCATCCAAGCGGCGCTGATAGCTTTCGTCCTTCAGGTATCGCTCGTTGCCGTTGTCATCTTTGGCGTAGCGGTCCTTTCTCCAGTCCTCCTGTGTCTCGTAAACATCGGCTGGCTCGCTGGTCTGCGCCCCGCCCCCCAGGTACTCGGGCTCCCTGGGGGCAGTGCCGGCGCGGGCCTGGAATGCCTGCAGCGCAAACTGCACCGCCAGCAGGTTGCCGGTATCCAGTGCCTGCTGGTAGGCGATCTTCTCCTCTGCCCCCAGGTTGGTGGCGGCCCATCGGCTCAGCTTGTCGAAGGCGGCATCACCGCCGACCGACTGGCGCAGGGCCGCCACCACCTCGGGCTGATCGTTCAGGCTGCCGGCGGCCGGTGCCGCTGCTTCGGCTGGCTTGACGCCAGCCAGATAGGTTTCGACCAATGCCCTGGGCAGCCCACCCTTTTCGGCCAGGGCGTCCACGTAGGCGGTGACATCCTCGCCGGCCTCGAACTTGGCCGCCATTTCAAAGGGGTTGACCTCGGCTTCCTGGAACCTGGCGGCCAAGGCTTCGCCGTAAACCTCGGCGCCACGCTCGGGGGTGTACTCCTCGACCTCGGCGGCGGCCGGGGGTGCCTCGGTCTTCTCGCTGCGCTGGCCCTGCTGGCCCTGCTTGCGCTGCAGTTCCAGGTAAGCCCTCTCCAGGTCGGCCGGGCTGTCGAACTTGCCGGCCAGCTTTGCCGGCTTGGCCTCGGGGGCAGCGGGCGCTTCCTCGCCCTCAACCTCCTCGCGGTCGGGGACGCCTGCATCGTCTAGGAACTTGTCCAGGATGCTGATCTGCTTGGAGGACGCGGGATCGACAAGCGCCTTAAGTTCAGCCGGGGCATTGATCTGGTCAAGGGTCTTGGGGGGCGTGGCTTCAGTGGTCATGGTTGCATCTCGGGTGAAGTGGGTTGTACGGGCTGGCCGTCAAGAGGGGCCCCCTCGGCCATTTGCTGCACGGCCATGCCGGCATTGGCCAGCTTCTGGGGATCCCCCATGCCGGCCTGGATCAACTGCTGCTGCCGTGCCTGCTGCATGGCGGCAGCCTGCTCTCCCTGGATCCGCTTGTCGGACTTCACCAGCATCGGATCAACGCCAATCGCAGTAGCCCACTGCCTGGCCCATGCAGCGCCATCAATCATTGAGCCGAACTGCTGCGGCATAGCCTGGTTGCCGCCCAATGCAAACTGGTTTAATCGCTCCGCGTCGGACTGGCGGCCCAGCGCGGCAAGGCCAATGACGATCAGCGGCTCAACGCCTGGCAGCTCGGGCAGCTTGTTCCTCTTGCGCAGGAGGGCCAGGATCCGCCTGACATAGGGATACTGAAACTCAACCGTAAGAATCGAGTAGATGGAGCCCAGCATCTGCTCGATCTGGGTGATCTGCAGCCTGACCTCCTCGGCCGTAGTGCGTTCCGACTGCCGGATATTGGGCAGCAGAAAGATTTTGCTGAGACGGTCCTCCAGTGTTGATTTTTCCTGGAAAGCAACACCCAGGTCACGCACGCTGCTGGTTTCAATCGGGAAGAAATCTTGGGGCTGCCCATCAATTACGCTCAAATTGGGGGCCGCAGCAAAGGCATCTTTACTGGTGATGGCCGATGGCTTGCGGCCAACGATCTGCCGCGCTGCTGCCGCGCTGCCTTCCGCCACTGCCTGGCTGACGCCATCCAGGTTGGATAGGTCGGCAAGGGCGCACCACTCGACATAGCCAGGGCCGTAACTGTCGCCATCGATGCGGAACAGCCGGAGCGGCATCCACGGGCTGGCATCGGCCGGCTCGCTCCCCTCGGTTCCGGGGACGATGTAGCCCCCTACTTCTTGGTGCCATGTCACCTTGCCCGGGGAGTCATCAGGCCCCGGTTCCCATTTGATGTGGGTGAAGACCTTGATTCGCCTGTAATCCCGCCTGGCGTTGTCCTCGTTTTGGTAGTCGCCACGCAGCTTATCGGCCTCATCCAGAACCGCCTTGAGCTTTGGGTTAAGGGACGCATAGAGATAGGTTTCGCAGGCCACGGCTTCCACCGGTTGGCCCATCGGATCCCTCAGCAGCACATGCTTGTTGAGGTGAAAACACTTCATCGCCGCGGGGGCCCGGTACAGCATCACCGCACCGCCCACGATCAAATGCATCAGCGCCTCGAAGAGCGCAACCCGATCATTCGATGTGGCGATTGAGCGCTCGATGGATCGGTCCAGCAAGGCCAGGGCCTTTTCGATGTCGATCTTCTGATTGGCAATGTCCTCCTCCCCAGTCCCCATTTGCGCGGCTTCGGCTTCTTCCGCCGCCGCCTTCAGCTCGTCCTTTGTCAGCCGGAACAGACCACCCGTTGGCGGCAGGAGGGCCAACAATAACCGAGAACAGATGTTGTTTGCCCCCATGGCGCCAATTCCATTCCAGGGCAGCTCCTGCTCCCTGGCCGCCTCCACCAGGATCTCGTCCGACTCAGGGATCAGGAATGGAATCGTGAGCCTTGACGCCCTGCGGGCCCGCTCCAGCCACGCATTACGGTAGGTGCGCAGCTGGTTGTACCTGACCTCTGCCCGGCCCTCCAGCAGCCCCTGCGCCTTGGAGATCGAATCGACGCCGCTGTCTCCGCGTTCCATTAGATCCCCAGGTTCAGGCCGACGCCTGCAAGGTTGATGTCAGCGGTCAGGCTGAGCCTCTGGTTCGGCTTCTTCTTGGGCGCAGTAACCGCCGTGGTCTGCTCCTGCCCTGCCCCAGCGGTGCCCTGCCCCAGGGACACGGTGTAGGGGTTGGCATTGACGAGGGTTTGACCGGGGGCCCTGGCCGCCTCCAGTTCGCGCTGTCGTGCCGCCGTGTCGTTGGCGATCATTTCGGATTGGGCCCGCAGTTGATCGACCATTTCCCGGTTTTGTTTGTTGATGCTCTTCATGGCCTCCTCCTGTTGCTGCGCCATGGGATCGATCTTCTGCTTTGACTTGGCGCCCATCGCCTTTGCGAGATCGCGTGCTGCACACATGGCTACTGCCCCAGAGATAACGTTTGCTGCCGATCAATCCGCAGCCCGCGGCTGCCCGTTGGCCGGGTCATGCCGGTGCGGTTGTCGCCCAAGGTGGGCGCCTTGGCGCTGCGCTCGGGGACCGGCGCCCCGATCAATGCCGCCAACCGACCAGCAGTTGCGGCAGTGTTCTGCGCCTGCTCCATGCGGGCATCGCGCAACCGCTCCATCACCGCCTGCTGCTGCAGCGTTGCAGTGTTGATCCCCTGCTGGGCCGCCATCACCTTGGACGACTGCTGCATCTGCATCAACCGGAGCTGAGTGTCAGCCAGCTGGTTGTACTTGCCGTAGTCGGGTTGGGTGATGGTGGGGGTTGGTGGCTTGCGACCGCCGCACATCACAGGTCCAGCAACGGGTCTTGCTCGGTGGCCCACTGGCGGATGGTCTCCACCACCCGCTGCTCCCCAATGATCTGGGCCCGCTGGTCGGGAGACTTGTTGGCCATGCCAACGATGTCAGCGGGGAAACTCTCCGTCAGGCGGACCAGCAATCCTGGGGGGACAAGAGGCTGCATTACAGGGGTGCAGTGTTCCCAGGGAGTCTAAGGCCTCCTAAGAAACAGCCTGTCGCGGCGCAAACGCCACATCGGCAAACCACATATCTCGCGGGTCGTTGCAATAGTCGATCTGCTCCACTTGGTAGCGCGTCGTCCCGTCGCCGTTCCGCAAAATCAGGTAATCGCCGGCAACAATGCCAACTCCCCAGCCCGTCATGCGCAGGCGCGTTCCGCCGTCTGCTGCCTGACGAATGCTGTAGTCGTGGCCGTAGTAGCGGCGCGTGTAATCGTGTGTCTGCGGTTGGGCGGCGGGCTTGGGCTTGACAACTTCAGCCAAATCCTTCAGGAGAACCCTGTCAGAGGGGAGGTTGATGGCGTCCACAATCTGGGAACCTGAGTTTCAAAATCGTATTCACCGGGCCGCAGGATGCGGGCACACCGGGCCTGGGCCAGGGCCTGGCCCTCGGACAGGCCTGCCTTCAGGAAGGCCGCAAGCACGCGCTCCCACATGAAGTGCCAGTGCGGGATCCAATCAGAGGAAGCCAGCAAGGCCTCCGCCTTCTTCTCCCCGATACCAGGGCAGCCGGGGTAATGATCCGATCGGTCGCCAACGAGTGTCTGAGTGAAGAAGCACCGATCGGCTTCAGCCTCGGACTGGACGACAAGCTCACCGTTGCGCAGGTGCTTGCCTGGCACCGTCAACAGATCCTTGTCCACGCTGGCCATGAAGTCGTCAGGGCCGGCCAGGATGCCCAGGGCGTCGTCGGCCTCCACATTCTGCAGGGTGACAACGTCACACCCGGAACTGATGGCCAACCGCTTGACCGCTGCCACCAGCTCGGGCCAGCCGGGGACCTTCTGTTCAGACTTCCGGTTGCTTTTGTATTCGGACCAGATGCCGTAGCGGAATGATCGGGCAGAGCTGAAGCACAGGGTTATCGGCAAGCTGGGGTCAAAGGCTCGAATGTCGGCCAGCTTGTCCATGAAGTAGGCCATCGCCTCATCGTGGCGGCAGCCGATACGCCAGTTGGCTGGCTCCCATTCATAGCTGTACTCGGCGGCCTTGGCGGCGGGCACCAAGAAGCCCTCGGTGTCAATCAGGATGCGGGACATTGGGTAATAAAGGCGGGTTTTTGTTCAGCCATTGATACGGGCCACACCGGCGCCAGCGCTCCAGGTCGTACACCCGGATGGTGACGATTTTCCCCTTGGCCGTGATGACCTTCCACCCGTAGGCGGGGCCATTCACCAGGTCGATGGTTTCCCGGCGGCCAGGGGGTCAGGAGTCGGCATTGCTGGGTGGCAGCAACCGCTGCTCTTCGCCGGGCAATGGCAGCGGCCGCCGTGAGCCGGTGGACGCCAGCATCGGTAAACCGTCAGGCCCTGCGGCTATCACGGCCTGCGGGTCATGGGCGTGCCATCTAGCTGGCATCAGGGCCAGCTGTGCCGGCGTTGGCTGCAGCCCTGAGGACAGCTCGGGGCGGAACCCCCAGGCCCTGACGGCAAGGCCCTTCTCGTCGCATCGATACAACGGGGCCATCAGCTCCCGCCAGGTAGGGAACTTGACGAACCCCATACCGGCCGTGCTTTGGATCCACTCGTTTGTCGCCCAGACCAGCTGCTTGGTGTTGACCTCGGGGAACTGCTCGACAAAGGAGCGGTGCTGCATCAAGGCAACTGCTGGCGTCCAGCGGTCGGACTCCTTTGTCCGCAGATACCCCCAGATCGTCTCGACGCAAGTGAAGAACCAATTTGCGGCGACGGTCCCTTCCGGCAGGGGAGCAGATGGCGCAGACGGTGGCACCGCTTTGGTCCCGCCGGCAAATGCCTCCCGTTCAATCGCCGCGAAGTCAATCGGCTCCATGATCGCCTCCATAAAGGCCCCCTTCGATCAAGGTCAGCGCCGCCTGCAGCTGTGACGACTGGGGGCCATGCGACCGCTGCCGTTGCTGTTGCTCCCTCGTCAGTCGCTGAATTTCCTTCTCGACATAGGAGACGTCGAGTTTCATCCAGCCGGCAGCAACGGCTTCATCAATCAGTAGGCGCTGTTGCCAGTGAGGCAGCCTGCCCAAGTTGCGGCAGGACAGCTTGAATGCCTGCTGTGTCCACGCGGCATTCCTGCCGTGGCGGTTGCGGCGAGCCACGTTCCACCACTCCAAAACCGAAAGGCAGATGTCGGCAGGGATGGGCAGCAGGTCGGTGCCGTGGGCCCCCAGGTAGGGCATGGCATCGTTCATGGTGATTTCCCAGAAAGCAGCCGGCTTGCGGGACCGCCTGGACGGCAGGGTTACCTCGACCTCCCCGCCGCAATGCGGGCATGATGTTGTTTGCATCAGGACACCACCAGCCAGCAGGCCCAGGCCAGGATGACCATGCTCCAGACGGAGAAAAGTAATTTCTTCATCAGAGCCTCGCGCTTTTGGCAGCGAACAGAATCCATATCAATGCAAGAAGGCAAGCAGCAGCGATTGGGTCCATTTACATGCTCCAAAGAATGTCGTTAACAATGGCGGCAATAATGCCGGTGAAGAAGCAGAAGATTAAGATGTTGTCCTGTGTCATGGCAGCACCCCCGGCACATCAAAGAAGCCAAGTTGACCCTTGACGGGAACAAATGGCAGCGGCTTTGGGTCGCGCAGAGCAAAACCATAAGGGCCTTGAAACCATGGCGAATCAGATTGATAAACGCAATCCACGAGATTTACGCTGCCAATGATGCCGCCGCGAGGCAGGTGGGCTAGCTCAAGAGCATCAAGTCTGACTGGGGCAAGGATGCAAGTCGCAAAACTGGCAAAAGCCATAGCCTCTGTGTATTCCCTTTTTGTCATACGTTTAGCCGCATGAATTAGAATCGGCCCCCGCACTCTGGTCTCCCATGTGCGGTTTTCGATGTCTTTGCCAGCCAACAGGATCAAGCTGGCCCATGGCTGGCGAATGCTGAGAGCGAGTGTCATCCCTGCCCCCCTGGCGCCATTGCGGCCCAGTTGATCTGGATGGCATGGTGCAGGGTGCCGTCGATCAGGGCATCGGCTACCTCGGCGCGGGTACGGCCGGACAGGGCTTGCATCAGTTCAAGCCGTAGGGCGATCTGGGCATCGACAATCGCCGCGGCCTCGGCGTCGGTTGCGGGGGCTGCGGCGGTTTGCCGGGGCGTGGGGAAGCCGCCGGCGAAGCGGGCCCTGCCAAAGTCCATGCGGCCAGAACCCTTGTCAAGCAATACCGTCTCGAGCTCCTGCGGTACGGGGGCCTCCGCCGACTTGATCTCCAGCAGCGCCTCCGACTGCAGCAGATCAGCCACGGCCTCAGCATCCAGCGCCCTGCGTGTTGCCGCTGCCGCTTCAGCCTGAGCTGCCGCCACTTTCTGCTCGGCTTCCTCGATCACCTGCAACGCCGCTGCATCGGCTGCCTCTTGCGCCTTGCGTGCCACCTCGGCGGCGGCATCCTCGGCATCCTTGGCCGCCTTGGCAGCGGCGTCCTTCTCGGCCTGGAGCCGGGCCTCCTCGCGCAACCGGGCCAGCTCGGCGGCAGCGGCTTCCTCGGTCACGGCTTTGGCGTGCGCCTCCTTCAGCGCTCGCGCGGTGTCCACCAGCGCTGCCTTGCCTTCAAGGGTGAACTCTTCCAGCAAGTCCACGGACTGCTCGTACCTCTCCAGCTCCAGCATCATTTCCTTGATGCCTCCTGAGTCAGAGTCAAACGGCACCCGCGCCAAGTCCTGAACTGTTGAGACCCACAGCCGGTGCTTTGCCACCCGCTCGGCTTCCGCCTTTGCGATGGCATCCAAGGCGTCCTGGTGCGGCTGAATGAGTGCAGCTACCTGCTCCCGTAAGACGTTCTTCACGCGGTCAATCGCCTTGCCCCGCTCCAAGGTTTCGGCCTTGGCCTCCTTGTGCGCATCGTCAATTCGACCGTTCAGCCTTCTGAGGCTGAAGACATAGGACTTAGCGGCGGCGATGCCCTTCTTGTCGGTCAGGTCAAAGGCCATTTCGGCGGCCTTGGTCCTGGCCTCCTTGATGTCTTCTATCAACACCTCGTACTGGGTGATGACGGTGGTCGGTGCCACAAGGGCCAGGGCGTCAGTCGCTGCTGGTGCTTCCGGTGCCTCTGTTACTGGTGCTTCTGTTGCTGTCATGTCGGGTGATTGGCTTTGGTTAGTTGATCAGCGGCGTAGACCGCTACGGCCAGAGCTGACCACACATGGCTCCTAACGCCATAGGTGGGGCCTGGGTTCTTCTTGGTGCCGGGTTTCCCCAGTCGGTCGATTAGGGCCTGGCGGACGTTGGGATCCTTGGCCCTGGTGGTGCCGCATAAGTGCAGCTTGATGTCCTTGCGATAGCAGCGGAGGGAATCACGGCTGGGGTTAAATGCCTCTTCAAACCTGCCAATCCATAGGCAGGTTTCAAAGGTTTCATTGCCCACTGGCATCCCGTAACAGGCAATCATTTCGATTGCCAGTATTGGCCCTGGTGATAGGGCTGAGTTAATGTTATGGCATAGCTCTTTTAGGTCATAGTTACTCATGATACCTGCCTCGTCTATCAACGGAAGTCCGGCAGCGCATGGGTGAAACAAGACAAAGCCTGATTCCGTGGGCCCTGGATCTATCGCAAGGACTGAGGTCAATCGTCCCCCTCCATCCGATCAAACAGGTTGCCCTGTTGATGCTGCGCAAACAGCTCAAGGTCCTCCGTGTAGGCCCTGGCATACCTGACCTTGGCCTTGACTTCGGTGCGCCCGGCCTGCCGGCTGAAGGCAAAACCAAAGGCCATCTTGAACTCACCGCCCTCGGTGCATTTGCTGGCCCGCTCGAAGTGTTGATCGGGCAGGTAAGAAAAGGCCTCCTTGGCTGTCTTTTTCTCGCGATCAATTTCGGCCAGCTTATCCATGGCGTCGGTGCAATCAACGCCGTTGATATGGACCTTGGTTTTACTGAGATCCATCAGCCCTTCCTCGCCGCTTGTTCTTTCGCCTGCCGCAGGTATTCATTGAGATCAGTGAAAACCTGGGACCGGCACCAACGGAACAATTGCTCGCCGACTGCATCGGCTTCCTCTACCTTGCATTCCTGACTACGGGAGCAGAAGAATTCCCTGTTTTCGTAGTTGCCTGCATTGTGCTTGTAGCTAAAGCTGCGGGTGATCGTAGTTAGTTGTGACATCAAGCCCCTCGGGAATCTTCTATATATTTAATAATCTCGTAAATTGTCCCCGCTCCTTCTTCTAGTTCTTGGCTCTCTCGCCGCAAGTCGGCAACGGTTGCCTCTATTGCCTCGGCTTCAGTGTGGAAAGTGCGGAATGTACCCTTCTGCCTTCCGTATTCATTCCCGTTAGAGGAACGAATGTATAACGTGTTATCTGTTTCGGCTACGCAGTCAACCGTAGTCAAGGCGATAGGGGTTTGAGATTTGTACGCTGCCCTGCATTCAGCCAGGGCAGGTGGGCGGTAGAGTTTGATCGGTGGATCGTGATTGACGCGCCTGGAGTAGGCAGGTTTAGCCATAATGCCTCGGTGTAAGTGGTTATGTGGGCGCTGGGATTCACCAGGGGGTTTCGTCGGTAGACGCAGGCCCGTCGTCATTCGGGACATCAGAGGCGCCCTGCCCCCCCGCTCCGGCCAGCGCCAGCACCTCTGGGCTATTGGCCCTGGCCCCCTCCTCCGGTGGGCCGAATGCACCGGGAGCCACGGAATCAACTACATAAGGGGCATGGCGCAGGATGCGCACGGCGAGCAGGTTGAGGCTGAGCCCCTTACCACCGTCCTGGTTGTCCCACAGGTAGGCAGAGAAACCAACCTTCACTAGGGATCCGTTGCCGATGGCTACGGTCTTGGGCCATGGCTGATTGGCTGCGTCCTCAACCATCGGCGGGGGGAGTTCCGCGCCATTGCGGGTAGCAATGTCCCGGTTAAAAGTGATCCGGGTTAGCCCGGTTTCATGCGCCAAACCGTTTTGGTCTGTCTCCGTCTCCTTCTTCCATGGCCTCCCGTTGGGGCCATAGGCTGCGCCTTTGCCGAATTTCTCGACAAAGATGGCGTGCAAGGAGCCAATAAAAGCGGCGACGCTTGGAGCAAGTTCGGGGTTATCCAGTTGCAGGACAATTCCGTACTGCATTTTCTTGGCGCCAGTCGCCTTATTTACCTTTTCCTTTGGCTGAAGAATGTTCGCAAACAAGCAAAGCCCTGGTGGGCTGACAAGCATTTCCGGCATCGTCGGGTGAAAGGGTGTTGTTGATTCGCGCTCCACGGCTGGAGCACAAAATGATGATGACACCCCAGCGTCAACTTGTCAACAAAACGCATATGGGTTTTGGCCAATGGCATCCCAGTCCAAGGTCCCCACCATCGGCGGCCTGGGGATGCCAACACCGCTGCGGGCCTTGATCTCACTGCGGATCTGGGCCAGCCAGTCAGTCCAGTACAGCTCGCTGCTTTGCTGCATCAGCTCCTCGGCCAGCCAGGAGGCATTGGCGGCAGTAGTGGCGAAGCAGTCATGGTTCGTAATGATCCCGTATCGCTGCTCTCCAGCCTTGTTGATGATGGCCTGGCAAAAGCTGCCATCAAAGCTATGGATCAGATTTGCCATGGATCCCCTGGCGGTTGCCACTCCCCCCAGGGCAACCTCTGACGCCTTGGCGTCCACCCATCGGCGCTTCCCAGATACCGCCGTCCTGCCGATCGCCACCCGGTCGGGCTCGCGGCCCAGGCGGAGCAGCATTCCGCTGGGTGCATGCCATTCGACGTGTTGTTGATGTCTGGCCACGGTGGCGGTGGACTTTCGCATCCAGGTGCGCAGGGCCAGCACGCTGCCCAACTCCTCCTCGAATACCGCCATCACATGGCGGGCCAGGTATTGGCTGGGACGAATAAGGCGCTTTTCCCATTGGGCCGGCGGCAGGTTGGGGCAGTGCTCCTCCAGGTCCAGTGCCAGCCGGTCGGCCAGGGACAGAAAGCCGGCGCCGTAGCAGGTGGTCATGGCCGGGGCCTTCATCAATGCTCGATCGATGCCCACCTGCAGCCACTGCAGGGCCTGCCGCTGGTGGTGCTCGGGCCCGGTGTCCATGTCCTGCCGCAACCGCGCTGTCACCTGCTCCGCTAGGTGCCCGTAGAGATCGACCGGGGAATCCCCCGTCACCCGGCACCGTGCCGCCAGCGCTGCATCACGGGTCAGGCAGGCAGTGATACCGAACCCTGAGGCGTGTTGATCCATGCGCACCGGGCACCCGATCGGCTGCCACGGGTCCGCCAGCCAGGCTTGAACGGCAACGCACACCTGCAGGAACTGCCACGGGTCCTTGGCATCCCGCCATAGCCCCAGCTGGCCCAGCGGATCCTCGGCGGCGGCGACCAGCCGGTCGATCTCCTGCTTCCCCCAGCGGCGGCGCTCTTCGTGGCTTGCCCGGGTCATGCCCCAATGACCGGCCGCTGCCCACAGCAACCACTCGAATCCCTCCTCGCCGCAACGGTCACCGCGCAGGCCGATGCAGGCTTTGGAGTAGTCGGGACCCTGGTGGGTGGCGGCCCGGTTGGCGGTGTAAATCCGCCCCCTGAAATCGAACTCGTAGCTGAACCAAGCGGGGCCCTGGCCCAGGGCCTCCAGCTCCCGGATGCCGGCCTCGGTGCGCCGGCGGCGGCCACCGTTCTCGGCCCGGTCCCGCTGGGCTGCCACCACCTGCTGCCGCCAGGTATTGATGCCGTCCTTGCCCACCTTCTCCTCAGGGCGGGGCGGGGCCACCAGTGGATCCCGCTGCACCGGGAACAACGGCAAACCTTGGTCCCAGGCGGTGCGCACCAGGCGAACCATGGGGGCGTCGATCTCCATGGGCTGGGCCTGAAGCTGATCGGCCACCGCCATCTGAAGGGCCAATGGCTGGTGCTCCAGGTAGGGGGCCCGGACGACGAGGGGTTTGCGGTCACCACCCCAGAAGCCGGTCCACTGCTGCGGGGGCTCCAGCATTGGCAGCCTGCGAACACCGCCTTTGGGGGCCGGCGCTGCGGCGATGATTGCCTTGGTTTCGGGGCTGGCGGCCACCAGATCGCCGGTGCGCACCAGCAGGCCGATGGCTTGGAGCAGGTCTACCAGTAGGCCGCCAACCTCGAAGCGATCGCCCCGGCTCCAGGGCTCGACCGGCTGCCCCAGGGCCCGAAGCTGTCGCGGCGTGGTGATCGTCGCCTTCTTCATGCGGCGGTTCATCAGCCGGAGGGTGCCGGGGCGATCGCGTGCCAGGCCAGCACCACGCAGCTCCAGCTCCAGGGCCATACCCATGCTCGATGCCAAGGCCCGATGCCTGTGGGTCTGTGAGATCCCATCGATGGCATGGGTCAGTGCCGTGGTGACGAGGGCCTTGATGCCCCCCTTGCCGCCGAAGCTGGCCAGGGCAAACAGTGCGCAACGGTGGGGGCCTGGCACCGAAGGGTTCAAGAACAGCAATTCGACCGCTTCCCGCAAGCGTTCGCCATAGGCCTCGAACAGCAAACTGCCGTAGGTGGTGTCAGCTTCCCGGCCCTTCTCCCGGCTGCGACGCTGCCAGGCCATGGCCGCCTGATCGGCCTGAATTTGCGCCGCAGACTTGCAGACTCGCTGGCCGGTAGACAAACGGGATTTGGGGGAGGGCCCCGAAATACTGGCGCAGACCGCAGAGTTTCCACTCCACCCATGCAAGAAGGCCCGGCATTGCTACCGGGCCTGTCGTGGTGGATGTTCTGCAGGGGTGCATCTATCGCTAGCAGATTTTAAGTCCGCTGCGTCTGCCATTCCGCCATGCCCCCGCTTGTTACCGCAATGGGTTTGCCGTTTTTAAGGCCTGCGTGGTCTGCGGGGAAACGCAGACTGTCGGCAGACTTGCGGCAGACTTGCAGCGCCTGTAGACGCGTCTACATTACAGTCCCCGCTTAAGCGCTCAATCAGGCTGGCACCCTTGTCCGTGAGAAACAGGTTGCCCTTGTGCTGATGGAGCAGGCCGTAGCACTTGAGCGCCGCAACACCCGAACGGGCGGTGACGGAGGCGAGCATGTCCTGCACCGTGGCAATCGGGCAGGCTGCGCCCATCTCGTTGCAGACATCGACCGCTTCGAGGACGGCAAGAAAGCTGAAGTGGGGCAGTCGTTCGCTCTGTGGCGCCGGTTGTTGGATGCTCTCCAGAAACCAGCCATCCATCCAGACCACAAACTGCGGGGAGATCCAGCGGGCCAGGTCCACGGCAAGGCGTGGATGGATCCAGGTGCCCTGTAGCTCGGGGCGCCCGCCTTGAATGGAGGTCGCCAAGTCCGTGGTCGGAATTCCGACTACGGCTGCCAGAGCTGCGATGTAGTCCTGGGTGCGGGCGTTGGCCTGGTAAAGAGTCCACCGTTTTCGGTTCGCCTGGCACATGGCCGTGGCGTTGACATATCCGTCGCTGATGCGACGACTGATCGGCGTGTCATTCCACACGCGGACAGCAAGCCCAGAGGGGTTCATAGGGTCTGATCGTGTTTGGGGTCAGGCACTGCTGCTTGACTGCGAAAGGGTAGCAGCATCTCTGCGCAAGTACGGCAAGCCGTGTTTTGCCCCAAGGTTCCCCGTCAACAGGAAAGGGCCCACGGGAAACCCGCAGACCCTTTACCCGGCAGGGCCTCCAGTACGGCTCACGGCTCCGGCCACGTCAACCAGAGCCACCGCTCCCGCCTTACGGTTGGGGCCGACCCAGCAGCGCAAGATTAGTCGTTGCTCTTCGGCCTGATATCCCCCCATGAGGAGAGAGCAGTCACCACCAGCCACATCAAAGCGTAGGGGTCGTTGACCTCCAGCTTGAAGGCCTTGGCCAAATCCATCACGTCATCCATGCTCGGCCGCAGAAAATGAGCCGGATACGGGGGTATAAAAGCTCTTGTTGCCGCGTCAAAGAACGCCTTGACGGCAGCATCGGCAATCTCGGCCACGCGGTCGCTGTCTTCGGCTATCAGGGCAAAATCATCTGGGCCCATGGTCCCAACGCCCCATGCCTCCCATACGCGCAGGCATTCATAAGACCTGCCTAGGGCATCGGCGACGGCCTGGGCAACGGCTTCGCGGTGTTCGTCGTTGAGATAGGCCGCCTCGGCCGGCGCGGGCGCCGTTGGCCCCAGGGTTTCAGTGGTGCTCATGGTTTTTGGTTGATAGGTGGCCTTGATGCGTAAAGGGATGATCATTTGGTCTCCAGTAGTGAAAGCTGGCCCGGCACTTCTGCCGGCGGCGGCGCTGGGCGCCTGCGGTACGCGGTCTTCGGTGGTGGGTTCAACTGGCGCCGGATCTCATCGCGCCAGGTCTTGTACGGGTGCATGCTGCGCTGGCCGTAGGGGTAGGCCTCCAACAGGGCGGCACGCAGTGCCTTGGGGTCCGTGGTGCCCACCCGCTGGGTCACTTCGGTGATGATCGGGCGGCAGTGGTCGCGCCAGGTGGTCCAGGCCATCACGCTGCCTCCAGCACCCGGGCGCACTCGGCCAGGGCGTTCACGTCCACATGGGCGTAGCGCTGGACGGCCTGCAGGCTGCGCCAGCCACCCCATTTCATCAGTTGAAACTGGGAAATCCCGGCAGTCGCCAGCTTGGATGCGCAGGTGTGCCTGCAGCTGTGAATCACCAGGGCCGGGTCATTGATGCCGCAACCTGCGGCGGCCTTGTCGAACAGGCGCTCGAACTGGTTGTAGGAGTAGGGCCAGACCCGGTGCCCTGGCCTGGCTGGCAGGTGCGGGCTGATTGCGTCCACGGCGCGCCTCGTCAGCGGAACTGATCTGGCGTCGCCGTTCTTGGTGTCGTGGAAGCTGACGGCAGGCTTGGTCAGGTTCACATCACCGCCCCGCAACTTTTCAGCCTCGCCCCAGCGGCAGCCGGTCTCAAGCAACCAGACCAGCAGGCCAGCCGCGGCGGGCTCCCCGTGGGCCTGGAGCCACCGAGCCATGGCGTCACGCTCCCAGTCGGCCACCACCCGGTCGCGGGTGTTGGTTTCCTTGAGCTGCCGGGGCAGCCGTGGGGCGCTGCCAATCTTTCCGTGCAGCTGGGCATCGGCCACCATGGCCTTTACAGCGCTCACTTTTTTGTTGATGGTGGCGGGCTGGTTGCCACCTGCTGCCAGGGCCTGCCGCCATCGCTCGATCCCCGGGGCATCGATGCTGGCCAGGGGCGTGGTGGGGCCGAAGAAATCGACCGCCGCCTTGGAATAGATAGCGGCCACCCGCTCGTAGCTGGTGTTGGCCCATCTGATCTGCAGGCTGAGGGTGCGAGCCTCGGCGATCGTGAATCCTGCAGGCGCTCCCTGCGCTGCTGCACGGTGGGCGATGCGCTCCAGCAGCTGCGCCTCTGCTGCCATGGCCTCGGCCTTGGTCTGGCGCTGGGCAGTGAGTCGCTGGCCGCCAACGGAAACGTCAGCTATCCAGCCTTTTGCTGTCTTTCGAATCGTCATGTCGGGCGAGTTGTTGGATTTGCTTGTATAAAAGCCGGCCTTTAGTGGTGAGACTAATAATGAACCGGCGCCCTTCCTCCTGATCTGGGGTAGTGGTTATCAGTCCTAGCCCTGGCTTGCCGTTGCGATGAACAGAAGCCAGGGCGTTAACGGTCCTGCTGACCGAGCTGTTGGCTAGGTCTAGTTCTTCCTCCAGATCACGGTAGCGGCACTGACCGCGACGCCCCACCGCCAGGAACAAGCGGCAATGATGGAGCGGAACATTTGCCGGATCGTCATACTGCCCCGAGAAAAGGGCTAGGACCATCTCCAACTGATCCATGGGTGGGATGCAACCGTAGTGCCCAACACGCTAGGGCACTTAACCCCACTCGTCATAATCTCATCATTAACCCTGGCTTGGAGGCTGCGCTCCAGCGCAACCAGTTCGTCCGACAGTGCCTGTGTGAAGGCCTCAGATGCGGTCAAACGGCGCTCGGTCCACAGGATTTTGACCAGCAGGAGGCGGTATGGCTCCAGCTCTGGGTACTCAACAAGGGTGCATCCCACTCCATGGCTAAACAGAGTGTCGAATACGGAGCCGATGCACAAGGGTTTAGTGGTTGCCATTTGTTGTTTGGGTAAGGAAAATCTGCCGCTCGGGATACGGCAGGTGCGGGTGCGGCCTGGTGTCCACCAGCCGGAACGGGCTGTTTCTGGTTTTGCCGGGGCCCAGGTTGACGGGGCGCCCCGATAGAAGGAAGACCGATCGCTGAACGGCGTGCAGGCCCATGCTCGATGCGGCCATCAGCTCCCGGTAGGTGTCCCGACCGGCTGCGATCCACAGCAAGACCTCGACATCCCTGCTTTTGAGGTTGAGCCCTGCCGCCTTGGCTACCTCGCGCATGGCCCTGAACCTGCCGGCCAGGGCGGCGCATTCAGCGGCGTCCATTGCGCTGTGCCTCCCTGTAGAGAAAGGCCCCCACGTAATCGCGCACGCGGGGCTTGCCCTTGGCCTTGGGGTACCGGGCCGGCCGGGCCGGTGGCTTCGGGTGCAGCCTGCCGGCCAGGGCGCAGGGCCCCAGCAGCAGGGTCAGCAGCAGCAGGGCGACGATGGGGCCTGTCATTCTTCCTCTCCCAGTTCTTCTCTCACATGCTCCTGGATCAAATCATCAAGCGCACAAAGCGCAGTTTGAGCCGCTTGCATTGC